CTGTGTCGCGCCTGCTGCTACAAGTGGTCCGGCCATTTCGTTGCCCTTTCTGTTTACGCGGCGGATAGGGCCAACTCTAACGGAGTTCCCCGCTGCCAACGGGGCTAGTGGCAGTCTCCAAGCGCACCGCACCGCCGCGTAATATCACAATAACACTACTTGCCGCGTCCCGCAAGGCCGGACTGCACCGTTCCCTGCCCACGGCTCAAGGTCTGCGCCAGCGCAACCCAGTTGCCGACAAAGATATTCCGCTCCTGATCGCTGAGGCCGTCTTGCGCGCCCAGCAAACGGGAGACGAAATAGTTCTCGAAGATGGGGAACCGGCTGTCGTTGATAAGCAGGCTCATGAAGCAAAGGAAACCCCAGTTGAAGATGTAGCCGAACTCGTCCGGCACAACTCCCCAGGTCGATGCGGAGCTGGTAATCAACATCGCCTTTCTCTGGTAGTCGCCGTAGACGGTATAGTTCGCGTCCGGCGCGTTCGCCAGCCGGAAAGTGATGTTGCCCGCGTTGTCGTCGAACTCGGTCGAGATGAACTCCGGCCTGCTCTGGTTGCTTTCCTTCGCCAGCGAGATTTTCCCCGTCAACTGATGCACCTTGCCGGAAGAATCGACGATCCAAGCAGTTTCGAGAAAGCCGAAGTCGGACAGGTTCACAACGTAGTCGGTTCCGCCTGCTAGCGTGATCGGAAAGCTGAACGTGTTGCGGTTGAAGCGCCATTTGCACGGCGCTCCAAGCATGGTTCCCAAAACCAGATTCGCCGCCGTCACAGCCGGTTCCTGATTGCTGACCAGTAGCGGCTGGTTCTTGAGAATCGGCGAAGCGAAGTTGATCGAGTTTTGAAGCGTGAGTGTGGTCGCCATAAACTTTCCTCGGATTCCTCTCTAACATTCGCGCGGCGTTAGCCGGGCATCTCAGTAAGGCTGGCTGGGGTCTTGAGGGTTGCGCTGCCATGCGTAGATGTTCTCTACGGGCGAAGTTGCCGGAAGCATCGCGTAGGAATCGGCCTCACGGTCGCCCTGCTTGCGGATGTCGTCCATGCTCTTCAACCATGCGGCGCGCGCATCCACAAAGCGCGCCCGGTCGCTTGGGTTGGGGCTGGCTTGCAGACAGTAGGCTTCGTAGCCTGCCTGGAAGAATCTGGAGTAGTCGTCGGGAATCGGGTTGATGAGGCTGGCAAGATTGACCAGCGCCAGAGCCTTCATCTGATAGTAGGGCGTGATCTGCCAAACCGGCCCAGCCGCGCCTGGTAGCGGCCCGATTCTGAATCCCTGCGAATTGGGGCCGACCACGGTCCACGTCACGCTGCCATCCGTTACCGTGGCTCCCTCGGCGGAGTTGGCGGCCAGTACCGGCGCGCTCGATCCCGTCGTTCCAAAGCCGGTGACGATAAGCAGGTTCCCGTTCGCGTCGATCATGCTCATGATCGGGTTCTGCTTTACCAGCGTCGTGACGCGCGGGTAAAACGTGACTCCGGCTCCCGGCCACGTTCCATAATTGAGCTGCGAGTTGTACATCCAGCAAATTTCGCTGACCGGCGTCCAAGACAGGCCGCTCCGGCTCAGTTGGCGGCGCACGGTGAGTTGGCGCAAAGGTTTGGGGTAGGCGGTGTTGTTGATGTCCACGCGGTCCGCGTCTTCCAACCATCCGATGTTGGTAATCCCCACCTGGGGATAGTCCTGCTGGAAGCTGTTGGTGTAGAAAGATGCGGCGGCGGTGCGGTTCCATTTCCAGTTGAACCGCTCGGCGATGAGGTCGCCCATTACATCGTTGCCGATCTTCACGGCAAGGTCGGTCCCGTATCCGGCTGCCGACTGGGTGGGAATCGGAATCCCTTTTGCGGCGGCATAGTCAAGCACATTGCGCAGGGTTGTGGTCGAGTTTCCCATCGCTTCCTCCTCTTGCCCTGTAGCGGTCCGGCACTCCGGGAGGACGACGGAGCGCCGGACCATGCTTCCCCGGCCAGAGCAAGCGGGAAAGCAGCTTGCCCGCGCGCTTACTCGGCGCGGATGCCGTATTTGTCGAGCAGGCTGGTGATGGCCTGAATCCGGTCGTCAATGCTGGGATAATCGCCGATGGCTGCAACCTTCGACTCCAGCGCCGTCAACCGTCCTTCGATTGTCGTCTCTTGGGCCTGAACGTCTGCAATCTGGCTTTTGATGGTTGGCGTAGCCGCCTGTTCGGTGGCGTCGGTCGTCGCGGTGCTGGTTTCGTCTGCCATGTTTTGATCCTCTTGTTATCGGGTTGTATTGCGGCGGCGGTGCATCAGGTCTAGGTCATTGGTTGGTGACTGTAGTACGCTGGATCGCCGCCGCAATCTGGTTAATTGATGACTTCAACCTGGAGCTGCCGGAGCTGAACGCTCGTCACCGTCGCGCTGGCGGCAACAGTCACATTCAGGGCAAGGGCGCTGGTCAAGTTGATGGCGCTGGAAACCGCATAGTTCGTGTCGTTGAAGCTGGTAATGGCTGCGGCAGGGTTGTTTGCGCTGAGGTTGACGTTGACCTGTCCGTGGGACTCGATGGTTCCCGCCGTTCCCGTGCTGGCCGTCATAAGCGTAAACCAGAAATTCAGCGGCATATTGGTACTCGCCGTCGAACTGATGGCAGACGTTGTGATCGAGCAAAGCGTCGTTCCGCCAAGCGTCACGGCAATGGTCAGCGTGGGGGTTGTGGTTCCCGGCGAAGTGTAGATGACTGCGCCGCTGATCTCAATGATCCGGTTCTGGTAGTTCAGCAGTCCTTTGTTCAGCGTCTTGCTGAACAGGTTTTGCGCGGTCGTCACGTTGGTAAGTGCCGTCTGCGCGATGCTCTCGAAGATCGCCGTCTCAAGAACAGACGTGGCCTGCATGTCTCCCGTGGAATAGACCACGTTGTTCTGTCGGTCGAGAATGAGAGCCTGCGGACTCGTCTCCGTTGTTCCCGGAGGCCCTTGCAACATCTTTGCGAATGGTGCCGACATCGGATGCCTCTTCCTGCACCTTTCGGTGCGTTATTGTGTGGGCCGCTCTTGAGCGATTACGCCCGTTCGGGAATGAAGGGAACACCTTCCTTGTTCTCGAACAGAAAGGTCGGGCCGCGCAACTCGGAATCTTCGATACCCTCGTCGATGCTCATCTGCAAGAGGCGGTTGTACTCGGCCAACTCCTCCGCATACTTCTTGGGATTGGACTCTTTGAGCGCCTTCGTCGGCGGATACTTCATCATCCGGCAACGGGGGCACTGCAAAAGAATCGTCTTCCCATCGGGCATGACCGCGCGGGTGATGAGCGAGAAAGAGAACCGGCCTCCGCCGCGCAAAAGGTTTGCGGGGGTTCCGCCGCTCCTGTGCCTGCACGTCCGCACAATACGCTCATGGTTCTTGTTGGCTTGCTCCAACTCGTCCATGCGCTTTTTGTTGGCTTCGTGCCTGCGCCGTTCGGCCTCGCTGAAATCGGCGTTGCGCTTCTTTTGCTCCGCCAGCATCAGCCGCTTGGTTTCCAGCTCGATCTCCGCAATCTCGCGGTTGATCTCTTCGAGTGACATCTTGGGTTCTTCGTTCTTCGCCATTTCCCGGTCCTCTCTCTGAATTGGTGGAGCGGGGAGCCTGTACTAGCACTCCCCGCTGTAGGCCGCGCACCGGCATCGCGCGGGCGTGGATTAGGTGGTCTGAGGCACCGCGTCAAAGCAACGGGCGCGGCTCGTGGTGTCGGGCGGAACGCCGAACGCCAGAATCGCGTTGTAGCTCGTTCCGGCCCCCACAACACCAGCCGGGTCGGCCACGTTTCCGGGCTTGTACTCGCCGCGCCAGAGTCGCATATTGCGCGCGTTGCCGTCGTCGATGTCGGTGCGGTCGGGACGATCCAGCTTGATCGCCACCATCGCGTCCTTGCCCGCAATGTAGGTGCGGACCGAAGTCAGACCAGAGGCCACGGCCACGGGCGAAGTCGTCGAAGTCGTGCAGTTGGTCGAGCGCATCCAGCGGCAGCCGCACAGTTCGATGTACTTCACTTCGTCGCCTTCCGGACCATCCGGCAGCTCTTCCAGCTTCATCAGTCCTTCCGGCGTGTGCTTGAGGATGTCCACGATGCTGTTGTTCGAGTTGTCGAGCGCCAGCAAGTCGCCGATGAAGAACGGGTGAATCTTCCCGCAGTAGTATCCCTTGTCCATCGGCAGGATGTTCTGACCTTCCATCGAGAACGGAACCTGCTCGATCTGCTGTTTGGTGAGCTGATAGTTGCCGGTCAGCACGTCCTGGTTGGCCGTCTTCGAGTCCAGCGTCCGCAGGTAGTCGAAGTAGGCCATCACAAGATCGTCGATGGTCAGAGCCAGCCGGTAGGCCATCTCCCGCTCGTAGTTCACGAGGTCATCGCTAATCGAAGTGATGAACGCCTTGTCCGAGATATTCAGGAAGTCCGCCCACTGTCCAAGCTGGTAGTCCTGATAGTTGATCGTGACGGTGATACCGCTGCCCACGGTGCCCTCGGTCGCCTGAGTGGTGTTCGCGGTCAACGGCTGAATCAGGAAGTTGCGGAACACCTGTCCGGCATGGGCAGGCATCGGGAAGCGGGTGCAAAGACGCAAGTGAACCGTGCGCGCCTTCAAGTTCTCGATGAAATTCTTGTTGTAGTGCGTGGTAAGTGACGCCTGGGGCGTATTACCGCTCTGCATCGAAGTCGGCGAAAAGCCGTCGTTGCAGTAGGCCGAACGTGCCTGCATTGCGTAGGCTTTCGATCCCATCGCCAGTGTCGAGCAAAGCGCGGCAAGCACCGCCAGAAGCGGAGCAAGCAAGGCGAGGGCAAGTTGAAGCATCGGCCAGAAGATATAGCGCGTCATCCACACTGCCGCGCGTTCGATCCAGTTCCAGTTCATGATCGGCTCCTTCCCGCTACGCTGTAGCGGGAGAGAACTCGCGGTCGTACCATTCCCGGAATCCGGCTTCGCGCTCCATTTTCTCGCGGAACACGGCGGACGGCATGGCGTCGATCTCGGCTCTCGTATATTTGGGTTCACGTTTTGCCCCCGGTGCCGTTGCGCGCAATGTCGTCGAACGGTAACTGGTAGCGCCTCGTGGCCTCACGATACGGGTAGCCGAATTTCCATCCGGCGCGTTCTGTGGGGTGACGGTTTGGGTTGACGAGTTGTTCTCCGGTTCAAACAGCATCCCGAAGCTGACAAGCTCACGATAGGCCGTGTCGAGCGTTTCGGCGGTAATCCTTGCAAGATCGCCGCCCGCGCGCAACAGGGCCGTGTTCATCAAAAGTCTCTGGTTCCGCTCGTCGCTGGGAAAGTCGGGATGGTTGCGCTCCCATTCCTGGGCAACTCCAGCCGCCCGCTTTGCGTCAGCTTCGAGCTTCATCTTGTCTACGTCTACGCCGGAATCGCGCAGCAAAGCGCGAATTGCTTCCGGCGATTTTGCTGGATTGCTCAAGTCCAGCGTTGCCTGCATCCGCTCGTCGGCGGTCAGTCTTTTGGTGGCTGCCGCTGGCGTTGTGACCGTCGCCTGGGTGGGCACGGGAACCTGCGCGGTCTGGGAACGCTGTCTGTTGATGAGCTGCTGGGCGGCTTCCGCCGTCTTGGCAACTTTCTCCAGTACCTCGTCCTTCGTCCATCCGTAAGTTCTGATCGGATGAGTGCCGTCCTCTGGGTCCATCACAAGGCAAAACTTCGTGCCTCGTCCCGGAACTTCGATGTTTTCCCAAAATCTCATAGCGTGTCCTCTCCCGTTTTCGCTCTGAACTTCTCCACTTCCATGAGCCGAATTTCAGCCTCTACCAGATTTTCGGCCATCGCCCGGAACTTTTTCATCATCCCCACGTATGCCCAATCTGCTGCAACTCGGTCGCGGTTCGCAAGCGGATCGTCCATAGAGGTATCTTTCACCAAATCTTCCTGCCCTTTGATCGCTCTGTCAAGCACTATCAGGAAGATAGGCCATCCCGATTCGAGCCGGAGACGACGCAAGTGCTCCCGGTCGTCGTCGTCCAGCTCCCGAAGATTCCGCTTGACCGGCGCTCTAACCGGCTGGACTTCCTCCTCGGAATCCCCATTCTTGAGTGCCGCCAGCCTTTCGGTAAGCGGCTCACCCTTGATGAATTTTTCCAAGTCGTTCATTTTTCATCCTCGCCACTCATCGCTCCAAGCTCGTCGGTTTTAGTCAAAGAAATGATGTCTTCTTTGCTAATACCTGACCAGTTCGGAAATTTTGACTTTATCAGTTGAAGGGTTATTTCAACCGCTTCATCAAAAGTGTTGGCCAGAATAACCGCTTCTTCTTTTGAAATCCTTCCGAATTTTGCTTTCCAGATTCTTTTGAATGTCATTTTGTCCTCGCTGTGTCATTTTGTCACTGCTGCATCATATCCGGCAAACCATTTTTCAAGGCTTGCTCGTCTTCGCCTCTCTCCACCAACCCCTCGGCGCGCATCATGGTGATTCCGTCCGCCGTGCGTTCCATCGCAAGCTCAGCCGCCTTGTTTGCCAAGTCCACTTGGCCCTTGGTTTTGATTTCGGCCTGCTTGTTTTCGCCTTTCAGCTTCTCGACCGTGGCCGCCGCCTGCACCTTCTGAGCGCCTGGGTTCATCTGCTGGAGCTGCTGCTTTTCTTCGTCGCTCAACGGGCGGAAGATGTCCGGCTGCTGTTGCAGTTCGCTTACCTGCATCATCAGGTCCATCATCACGCCGAAGTCGATTGTCTCTCCGCGCTGGTGCAGATATTCAAGTAGCTGGGGCTGCTGCACGATCTGGAGGAAAAGCGGGATGAGTTGCTGGATTCCGGCTTTCGCGGCCAACTTCTGACCGGCAAGAACGGAAACCTCGAACTCGGCATTGAGAAAGTCCTCTTCGTCGATTGCCTTCTCGATCACCGCAGCATACTTGTCGCTCAGGATGTCCCTGATCTCTTGCAGGGGCATCTCTTCCTTGGTCCAATTCATCAGGAATTTTACCCAAGGAACAATCACGCCCTCGGCGAAAGACTCGACTGGATCGGCTACGCTCTGGTCGCTCATACCGGCGATGCGATTGGCTCCCGTCGCCGTGCGCGCCGCGCTCGATCCCGGACCGCCCAGATTGCCCTGCTGGAAAGGCTGACTCGCACCGGAATTCTGCTCGGCCTCCTGCTGAATCATCGCCAGCATCTTCCATGCGTCGGCGGGAATCTCCGGCATGGGAAGAAAGCCAACCGACTTGCGGAAGTCTCCGCCTGGGGGAACGTCTACCTGCCAGAATCCTCCCATGCGGTTGATGACGTTTTGCGTCGGCGCGTTATCGCCGCGCGGCGTGACAAGTGGAGCGTTGAACGGGTAGGCCAGCATCTTCAAGCTCTCGTTCTTCACGCCTTGCCTGACGCGCTGATCCGGCCCATTGATGCGTCCGATTCCCATGCCATAGCCGGAATTGTCAATCGGCCACCATGTAGATGTCGGATGGCAGAGACTATCGAACCTGTGTTCGTCGTTGCGGATGGTGAGCTTGCGCCCTTCATAGACAAGGATCGTCTTCACTGTGCGCTTGTCCCACTGCTCCAACAAAAGCAGGACGGAGTTCAAGGGGTTTTTATCAGTCGTGCGATTGCGCGCGTCGGCATGGACAACCATGCTCCCCTGGCTCGTCATCGAGTCTTCGATCTGTGATCCGGCCGGCGCTGAACCTTCCTGGCGCTGGAAGAAATACCGCTTCAACGTCTCTTCGGGTGGAATGTTCTTGTAGCAGTCGAGCTTCCTCATCTCCTGCAAGTCGCCAAAGTTCACATAGTCCACGTCGATGCAGTATCCGGCGCTTTCGTCGGGATCGTCCGGCGTACACCACTTGGGATCATAAAGAGTGGTTCCCAGTCTCCGATACTCGAAGAAAGGCCAGCTCTCGATTACCTTGTCCTCGACAACCTCGAACTCGTCGCTGGTTGTCGTCGGAACCTGCTTTGTCTCTCCGCTCGGCAAGGGAACCTGGACCGGCTGCTCTTTTCTGCGCCGCTTGCGCTTCAACACTTCGCGCTTCTCAACTCCCATCTTGCCGATGCCGGTTCCTTGTAGCGTCTGGCAGTTGATGAGCAAGCTCCCGTTGTATTGGAACTTGGCGCGGCGCGAAAGTGTCATCACAAGTTCCGTCCATGCGTCGGCCTGAATCTGTGTCGTCTTGCCCTTCGGCCTCAACATGAAAAACGTCTGCTCGGCAAAGACTGCGCGGCGCACGGCGCGGGCCATTGTCCGCGCCAGCTTCGCCACCATGAAGTCCGGTACTCGCGCCGGACGGCCTTGCTCCACTCGCAGAAAGCGATTCGGAATCGGAGACTGGTACAAAAGATCGGCTTCCTGCCATTCAAGCAAATAGGAATTATTTTCTACATAGTTTCTGGCTTGGTTATAGTTTTCAAACACCAACTGAGCAACGGCATCATCGTCAAAGCTGGGCGCAGCCTCGTTGCCTTCCGTCACCACGACTTGTTCTTCCCGAATCTCTGTCATCGGGCTTCCGATTGGCATCACGCCTGGAACATCGTTTCTTTCAGCCATTGACAACCTCCAGTGGAAAATTCAAATGTGCAAACTCTCCAAAATGTTTTACTGCCGCCTCGTCGTAAGCTCTTGCCGCCATCTCTGGATCATGAAAACATCCTATATGTAAACTTCTTCCTTTTACGCATATACGTACCTGATATGTAGATGAATTTGAATTTTTTCTAACCCCTTTCAGCCTGAGGATATTATTCCTTCTCAGTTTTCCGTTGCGCGCATTTTCTATATGCGTAGCAAATCGCAGATTTGATTTTTGATTATTAAGGGTATCTCCAGAGTTACGATGGTCTACTAAAACTCCTTTTGGCGCTCCCATAACAATGCGGTGCATGATCTCTGTTTTAAAATTACCGTTTTTCCGGAATGATCTTGCAGCATAAAAACTTTTTATACAAGGATTCCATCGAGCTTGCCAACGAACTTTATTTAGGCGATCAAAATCCTCGTCATCAACCAGAGCAATCTGTCCGCGCGTTAGAACAATTTCTCTCACTATCCCTCCAACCCACCAAGTATATCCGTTAATCCTATATTATCTATTTGCTGGTAAGCTGCCGCCGTTGCTGCGGCTTCCTGCTGCCTGCGCGTCTCCAGCTCATCGACTCCACCCTGTTGCTGTCCGAAAACAAACTGCGACATGATCTCATGCCGACGCTGGATTTGCAGCTCCTCTTCTTCCTCGTCGATCTCGTTCCGCATCAGGGTTACGGGTACCTTGGAAGAAAGCCTGCTGATACAGTCCACCAAGCCATTTTCAGGGACCAATCCAAAATTAAGGAATTGTCTCCTTAATTCTACTGACTTCCCGGTGGCCGTTGATATGAAGATTCTCCCGGCGCGCGCCTGTGGCTCCAGATTGCGCAACCGCTCGAATCGGTCGTTGTCGTCCTCTTGGAAATCGAGCCACTGAATCTTGAGGCTCATGTTACGCCGGATTGCCTCGTTGCGGATATGCGCTTCGATGTACTGGATTCCGGGCAGGTCTTCCATCATCACCGTGCCGGTTTGGTGGCGCTTGCACTCGCGGACGATCTTCTCGGCAAGGCGGCTGGGGGTATAGGTTCCCTGCCATGCGTCGATCACATAAACTTTGCCGTTCCAGATGCGCGCCACGGCTCCCTCTGAATAGCGGGCCATGTAGTCCTTGCCGCCATAGCGAAGCCGCCAGCAAATGAACGCCTCGCCGATAACGGGAACGCGCTCTGACGGAATCTCCATCGTCTTGTAAAGCGGTTCGTCAAACGTCGGCACGTTGCCGCCCTGGGGATCGTTCTGCTGCTGGCAATTATGAACCGCAAAACCGTCACATACGAAGTTGTGCGTCTCTGTCTCAAAATCATAAACGTCACGTTCGCCTACGCTCTTCATCTCAACAACTACAGGATACGATCCTCCACCTCTTCTACCACATGTTTCTGCAATCTGTTTGGAGCTCCATAGGGTATCTAGAATCCTTCTTTTTTTAGCCATTCTGGCGTTTTGTAATAGACGCACCAATAAGGATCTTCCGCCAGAAAGGGAAAATCGTTGTGACGTGTGGGTGTTCCCAACCTCGAAAGAAATTCCAAGTCGATACAGTACGGATTCGATTTCTGAATACACTTCAGGGTTGCTTTTTAGTTGTTGAGAGATATGTATTCCGGCGCGAGAGATTGAACCCTCTCCATCGAAAATTCCTCCAAGCCAGTCGAAGTCACGTTGTTGTTCAAGTTTGGAAATAGAGGGAGCATAGAAAGACACCATTTTTGATCCCATACTCAATTTCACGTATCGAAGATCGCCACCATTAAGGGGGCGCAAGAAACGATGATCAAACGTTGGGTATGTCACCCGTCCTGTGTCTGTAGTAACCTTGGCGACTTCCGCACGCCTGGTAAACGTGCGTACAACTTTGGTCTTTTTCATCCTAACGCTATGGCTTCCTACTCTTTCAAAGCCAACCACCTCATCCCCTACGCGCACATCTTCGATATTCTTCTCGGTCCAATCCCCCATGAGGACACGGCAGCCAGCAGAAAAGCACATGAAGCTCTCATAGTCTTCGTAGAACTTCTGGCGCAAGCTGCGGTAATCCATCCCCGGCAGTTCGGGGAAGTGGAGAATCACGTCGTCCTCTTCGGGAAACTCACCCGGCAGCAACCTTTGACCACTGCGCACCGTGATTGCGCCGCGAATCAAAACCTCCCACTCTTCCGGGTCCATCTTTTCCAGCGTCTCACCGTACAGCTCGAACGGATGGTAGCGCGTTCCGCGCATGTTGATGTATCCACCATGCCGGAGCGTGTTTTTGTTTGTGTTGTAGGTGTCGATGACTGACTGGCGCACTTCCTGGCTGGCATGGATACCGCTGTTCGCGGTGTCTACCATGTCGTCGATGCACTCAACCCAAGGGTGCCATCCCGATTGCGAGGTTTTTGGTGAGGTAAAAGCAAGCGTGGTATCAAGATCGCCTAGCTTGCGAACCGGGGTGTTCCATGATCCATCCGGCTCTTTTTCAACTACCAATTCAGGAAAGCAAAGCTGTAGTGGTGTAGGCGCTTTCCCTTTCGGTTTCCAAAGATAGACCGCGATTCCGCGTGAAATTGCTGAGGCCAGCGGTTGCGTTGCCGTCTCGTTCAGGATCGTAATTTCTTCGGGAAAAGCAAGAACCCACTGTAGGCTATCGACGCGGCCAAGTGTCGTTTTGAATGTGCCGCGCGGATCAAGATGAAGGCGGTATTTTTTTGGGTGTTGCTCTTCGATTGAGAGCTGTGGATTCTTGGGAAAGTACAGTTTGACTGCTGGTTCGTGGATGCGCCGGACAAAGCGCGTGAAGCCCATCATCTGCGCCAGGAAAAAGTGGTCTGTAAAACAGCGATGGCGTAATTCCTCGCGGTATGCGCCATCGCTGATAATCCTGTCGGTGTCCAGAATCATATTTCCTCTTTTGGATTGCGCGGGCCGGTCCGCTTCCTGCCAGCTTCCTTTACCTTTTGGCTAAGGCCTACGCGTTGGCCTGTCGTATGCTGCTGGCACCCTATACGCCAAGGGTTCCCCGTCTTTCCGTGAGTGTTCAGAGCTTGTCGCCAAGTTGTCGGAGTCTCCCGCGCAAACTAAACTACTCCTCTTCGGGTTCTTCTTCGCCCTCGCCGCCCTGTGCGCTGGCTCCCTGGGCCTCTTCGCCCTCGCCGCCACCCTCGGCACCATCGCCGAAATGGTCGTCCATGTGTTGATGCAGGTCTTCCATGTCCTGCCTGGTTCCGGCAAAAACCGGGGGCCGGGAATGGATGTCGTCGGGATGATCCTTGTAGATGTGCTCGTGGCCGAAACTCCCGTCTTTCGCCCGCGTGGTGATGATCTGATGAAGGTGGAGTTTCTTTTTCTTGCCGCCTTCCTTCTCGCGCTTCTCGCTGCCGGGCTCCTTGCGCTCCCGTTCGCGTTCGCGCTTACCTTCGCGCTCTTCTTCGCCCTTTTTGGGCTTGCGCTCCTTCTCTTTTTCCTCTGCCATTTCCGCTCCTTCATGTACCACAGGGCTGGAAAGAGATTCCAGCCCCGTTTGCCGCCGTCTGTTGCGTCGTCGTCGTGTTTATGGGTTAGAAGTTAACGCAGAAATCCTGCACGTTGATCGTGTTCGCGGCGTTGGCCGTACCGAACGTGATACTCAGCACAAAGCTCAAGACCGGCAAAGTAGCCGAAGCTCCCGCGTTGCTGATGCCGGTGATGACGTTGGAAATGGCAGCCTCGGCAACGAGCGTGTTGTTGACCAGCGCCTTGACGGTGCCGCCCAGCTTACCGCTCACTGAGTCGTAAACCAGAGTGGCCTTGAGATACCACGGGCACTTTCCGCTGAAAGCGGTAATCGCGCCAGTCGTGCCAAGCAGCGTATCGCTGCCGACCGTGGTAGAGGTTCCGCTGTAGAGCTTGATCGTGACGGTGCTGGATGCGCCGGTCGAAACGTAGCCGGATGCCACGACATCGAACGGGCGCTGCTCCAAAAGGCTACCTGGCGGGATGCTGAGAACGAGCGCCTGGGTCGATGAAGCAAGCGCCGGGTTGAGAATGACCGTTTCCGTTGTGGTCGCCACAACTTGAAGGGCCGGAAGTACCGCTGCCGCAGCTCCAGCCGTATTGAGCGCCAGCAGTCCGGCAGTTCCGGGTGCCCCGCTCGGACCAAACAAGCGATTTGAAGGCATTTCTTTTCTCCTTTCGCGCCGGAGCGCGTCTTTCAGGCGGTTCACCCGCTCAGAGGAAGTGTAGACTATTCAGCGGCTTTTGTGTCAATCAACTTCTCGAACCTCGAAACCGGCTCAAGGATCGCTGAAATTTCCCCTCCCTGCTCTTCGTTGATCGCCTTCAAAAGCCCAACTGCCTCGGCCAGCGCCTTGCGCAGATTCTCCTCGCGCTTCACTGGCGGCCTTCCAAGGGTGGACCGACGATCACCCCGGGACTTGCGCCATGCAATAAATTCCCGGCGCTGCTCTGGAGTGCTTGGGTGGTAGCAGGCTGGACAGTGCGAACTCTCCAGAACGTATTTCCTGTACTTCCGAAGAACCTTGTGGCACTCCGGGCTGCATGTGTCCTTGCTTCTTCCCGTGGCGCGCTTTTTTGGAACCGGCTGTCGGCAGACGATACAGAACGGCACGAATTTTTCGATTCCATCAGGGATTAGCGGGTTTGTGTTTTTCTCTGGCTCTTCCATGCTTATCCTCTCGGTTGAACACTTTCGATTGTGATTTCAGTTTTTGGCCCAATTTTACGATCCTCTTTTCCGTTCATCAGAAAAACATGCTCTTCGATAACTTTTGCATCTGAAAGCTTTTTTCCTTTTTCATCAACCAGCATCCCGTTCTTGGAAATGCAGTCAAGGATCATCTTTGAAAAGTTATCAACGTCACCACGATCTCCTGGACCAAAAAAAATCTTAATGGAAACTGAAAAAGCCTTTCCAACTACAAACTGCCTTCGTGAAAACAATGGAAACGTATTTTCCCAACCTTTCGCCTCAGCAGTTTTTCTGTGAAAACCTCCCCCATGGGTAACGTAATGGTTAACGCTAGGAGGAAGCATTGGAATAGAAAACGTAAGTTTTTGCATAGTGCTATAATAACACTATGCAAAAAGAAAATTCGATCAAAACAACTAAAAAAACGATTGGAACGAAACGCGCTCGAGTTGTGTTCCGATTTCTTGATAGTGACCATCACGAACTGGTGAAGAGCGCGGCAAAGCGCGCCGGACTTTCGTTGAACTCGTGGATGGTTCAAGCCACACTAGCCCAGGCCCGCAAGGAGCTTGGAATCAAATAGGGTTTTCGGGACTTTGAAGATCGGTCAGGATGTACTCATTGGGAAGCTGCTGGCGCTTCCCATTTTTATTTTTGAATCGCTTTTTTACGACGATGGCTTTCTTTTCTTCCAGCTCTTTCATGCCGCGCTTGATCGTGTCCTCTGAGACGTTCACGATGGCTGCCAGCCTCTTGATTGGAACCTCTCGCGGGGTGTCGCCAGTGAATTCATATGCAAGGGCGGTGTAGGTGATGATCGCCTTCCAGCTCAACCCTAGATCGAATAGCGCCCTGTGAACCCAGCAAAACGGCATCGAGCGAATGTTTCGCACTCTCGCAGTGTTCTCGTTCATAATGAAAAACCTTTCTTTTTCCAATATAAAATTTGCTGGCGTATTTTTCTTAAATCTAAACACTCTTCACATAAAACCCTTCCTTTTTTTGCTTTTCTAAATCCATCATCAATGCATATACCTAAAAGCAATCTCTCTTTGCGAGAGAATCCTGTTGAATAATTGCGAATTTTTCCTTTTCTGGTTTGCATGACAAAACCAACCATAATAGATTTTTATGTGGATAACCTTGTGATTATTTTTTAAATTGTGGAAATCTTTGTGGAAAACTCAAAAAAACAGTGGAAATCTGTTGAAAAAGTTAGGATTTTATCCACAACATAGCGCATCTTATTGATTCTAAAAGAGTGACCATTTTACCTTTTATTTTGTATGGTTTACGTCTGTTTTGTGATGGGGGTGGGTGCTAATAGCGCCTAGGGGTGGGTGCTAATAGCGCCCCCAAGTACTTAGAATTTAAATAGGGATAAATAAATAGCTCATAGTATCAGTAGGGATTTTTTCCACATCGGCAAAATCTGACCGAGGCCCGTTATCCCCCTTAAACATCTCAATGCCAACCCTATACATAATCGAAACAATATAGTGAACTATAAATTTATTTTAGAGTACACCTGAAAGGCCCGCCA